CAAGATGTAGAAACAATGGTAGATTATAATTTAAAAGATATAAAATAAAATGATAATATATTCAAGAAGTCCTTACTTCATAACAGTAAACGAATCTGCACAAGTAGGTTCACGCATAGAATTAAGATTATGGAATGGTACAGGTTCAGCCCCTACACCTGCAACTTATACATTCAGTAAATCTATTGCGAGTTCAACTCAAATAGAAAACACATACAATATAAGTCCTTTTGTAAAAGAATATATTGACAATGTAGCACCTAATTATGCTTCAGGTGAAACTGATTCAACTACTATGTGGGTTAACGTTGAAGTTAAACGATATAAAGAAACTTCAGTAGGTACATATTCTTTATTAGACACTACAACTTATTTAGGTACTAATGGCTATACTCAATTTTTAGATGGGTATAACTACACCAATGCTTCAAATACTTTTATGTTATTATCTGATAATACAAAAGAAATTAGATATGACATTACAAAATCTATTCCTTATGTTAACGTTTTAATAAGTCCTGCTGAAGGTGATGTTATAACTGCAACCTATAAAGATTTAAGAGGTAGAAATGAAGTGGTAGTTGGTTACACAGAAACAAAAGGAATGTTAAAAATTCCATTATCAACTACAAACGTAAAATATAATAAAGGCAATACTTTAACTATTTCTTATAACGATACTGATTACGTTTATAATGTGATGCCAATTTGCGAACCTAAATATACACCTGTAATTTGTTCATTTATTAATCGCTTTGGTGGATGGCAGTTCTTAACGTTCTTTAAGGCGCAAACTAATAATATTAATATTAATGGTAGTAACTTTAATTTACTGCAAGATTCAATTGATTATAACACGTCTAAAGGACAAAGCAAATCATTTAATATCAATGGTAAGCAATCAGTAAAATTAAGTTCTGGATTTGTACCTGAAAATTATTCTGATTTAATTCAAGATTTGTTGTTAAGTGAAACTGTTTTATTGGATGGTAAACCCGCTGAAGTTAAGACACAAGCAACCACATTAAAAACTTCTTTACAAGATAGAAATATCAATTACGAAATAGAATTTGATTACGCATTTAACTTAATTAACAACGTTATTTAATGGTAACAGTAGGAATATATATTTACATAGATGATGTAGCAAGAAGAATTGAATTGTTTGATGATGAAAAAATATCTATAAATAGTTCAGTTCAAAATGCTTCAGATATTTCAAAGGTTTATACAGACTTCAGTCAGTCTTTTACAATACCTGCTAATGACCATAATAACGCTATCTTTTCACATTGGTATGAAAATTCTATTGATAACGGTTATGATGCAAGACAAAGAAAAAAAGCTTATATTGAATTAGACACTATACCTTTTAGAAACGGGAATATACAATTAGAAAAAGCTACTATTAAAAATGGTGTTCCTGAAAATTACACTATTACTTTCTTTGGTAGTTTAGTTTCTTTGAAAGATACGTTTGCAGGTAAGAAACTATCTGAATTAGATTACACACCATATTCAATACCATATAGTTCTTCAGAAGTAATTGATAGAGTTAGTGGTGAAATTGCTAATGATGTTAAATTCCCTTTAATTACATCTAATAGACTTTGGGTTGACGTAGGAACTACAGACAATATTACTACTTCAGGTGGTGCTATATTAACTTCTGAACTATTCCCTGCTTTAAGAGTTAATAAAGTTTTAGATTCTATTGCAACAAATTACGGAATTACATTTGAAGGTGATTTTTTAACTGATGAAAGATTTACAAACGCTTTTTTATGGTTAAAGAATTCGGAAACATTTGTAGCTAAAAGTAATGAAGAACAAGTTGATTTTATAAGTTATAATTTTGGCGGACAATATCCCGTTAACGATGTAATAACTGTTGATTTAACTGCAAACACATTTGAATATTTTGGTTTAAGTGGAACTAATTTTTGTAACGTTTATTTTTTACCAACTTGTAATGTTGCGGGTGTTCAATCTTATTTTAATGTTTATAGAAATGATATTTTATTATATACAATTCCTTTTACATCATCTACTTCTGAAATAAATGCAGGTGCAATACTGCACGATGCTATAGGAGAAAGTCCATTTGGTACAGGTATAATTAAAGTTACAGTAAATAGCGATACACCAATAACTTTTACTTCAAGAATTTGGGTAGTAGTAGAATATACAGATGAAGAAAGAGGTATTGTTTTAGATGATGATAATTATATAGTTTGCAATACACCACAAGTAACAACTTCAAATTTAGATTTAAAACTTTATATGCCTGACATTAAAGTAGAAGATTTCTTTAGTGGTATTTTAAAGATGTTTAATTTGACTTGTGTTAGTTATGAAGAAAATATATATAATATTGAACAAATAGAAGATTGGTATACTGTAGGAAATTTAAAAGATATAACTCAATATATAATTTCAGACGATGTAGATATTAGTAAATTAGAAACATTTAAAAAAATAAACTTTAACTATACAAAAAGTGAAAGTTTTATGAATGTTAAATATTTGTCTAATAACGGATTTGAATATGGTGATTTAAAAGCAGATTTGAATTCTGAAGGAAGCGAATATAATGTTCAATTACCTTTTGAAAACTTGCTATTCAATAAATTTACAGGGCAGAATCTTCAGGTTGGTTACGCTTTAAAAACAGATTATAAAGCATATATAACTAAACCAATAATTTTATATGATTATAATTCATTAAAAACTTGTGACTTTTATTTAAAAGGTTCGGGTTCTGCTACAAATATAACTACATATAATGCTTTTGGTCAAGATAGTCTGATAGATGGAATTAATCATAGTTTAAACTTTGGTTTAGAAATTAGTAGTTTGTTACTAATACCAATTACTAATAGTTTATATGTTGATTATTACAAAGAATATTTAGAAAACATATATAATCTAAAGTCAAGAAAGTACAATATAAAAGCAGTTTTACCTATTAGCTTATTAACTTCTATTAAATTAAATAACAGATTGATAATACGAGATAAGAGATATATTATTAATAATATGAAAATAGACTTAACAAGTGGTGAAGTAGATTTTGAATTAATAAATGATTTTAGAATACTATGATAAAAGAAATATTGAATCTGTTAATGTTAGACAATCATTACGGACAAACCGAAACAATAGAAATAGCAAAAGGCAAGTACGAACTACCTAATAGTTGGTCAAAAGGATTTAACCAAATAAAAAGAATAATTAAATGGCAGAAGTAAAAACGATAGAACTTCATATTAAATCAAACGTAGATACTGCATCTAAAGAATTTGATAATTTTGCGAAGTCGATAAAAGCAGTAGATAAATCTGCTACAAATTTAGATGCCACTTTTGAAGAAGTTTATGGTGACTTACAACCATTAACAACAAGAATGGGTGAAGCTGAAGATAGGCTTTATGAATTAGCTTTAGCAGGACAACAAAGTTCACAAGAATTTAAAGATTTGTTGACATCTGTAGGTAACTATAGAAGAGTACAAATTCAAACTGATATGGTTGTAGATAATGCTGCAACTACATTAAGTCAAAAACTTACTGGTTCATTAAATGCTGCTGCAGGTGCTTTTAGTTTGGTTCAAGGTTCTATGGCTTTGTTCGGTGCTGAATCTGAAGATGTAGAACAAGCTATATTAAAAGTACAATCTGCAATGGCTATTAGTCAAGGTGTAGAAACTATTAGAGAGGGTGCGAAAAGTGTACAAGCATTAGGTGCTGCAATACGTTCTACAACTGTATTTCAAAAAGCTGCTGCTGCTGCTCAATACGTTTGGAATGCTGCTATGGCTGCCAATCCTATTGGTTTAGTAGTTGCTTCTATTGCTGCATTATTAGTTGGTGGATATAAGCTTATTAAATTCTTTAAAGATTCATCTGATGCAAATGAAAAAGCAGCTTCTGCTACTATAAAAAATACAAATGCTTTAAAACAGCAAAGTATTTCTGCTGCACAAAGTTCTAATAAGTTAAAAACTTATAATGACCAACAGTATGCAATGGCTCAAGCTTCAGGAGCGTCAAGTGAAGAGTTAAGAAAGTTGGCTTTAAAACACAAAGAAGAAGAAGTTGCTTTAAATAAAAAGAATGCTATTTTAGCACAAAGCACATTTTTAAGACAACGTGATACATTAGCTTCTTTAAAAAACTCTGAAGCAAGTGATGAGGTAATTGCTAATCAAGAAAAGTTAGTTCAAGAAACTTACAAATCATTTAAAAAGCAAAATGAAATACTTTCTACTTCTTATAAAGAACGTGCTGCATTAAGAAACGCAAACGCAGTAGGTGAAGTTGCTGATGCTAAAGCAGCATCTGATAAAGCTGCTGAAGACGCTAAAGCAGCAAGAGAAAAAAGATTAGCTGAACAAAAAGAAGCTGATGAAAAAGCAAAAGAAAAAGTTAAAAAAGACCAAGAAGAATTTAATCAGTTTCAAATAAAAATAAACGAAGCCAAGTCAGCACAAAATATTGCTGATATGGAAGCTAAAGAAACAAAGATTAATGACCTTTTTGAAATAGCTAATGTAGTTGATGAATTAGAAACTAAAAATACTGAAAAGTTAAAAGCAGAAACTGATGCAAGAATAGAACTTGCTAAAAAAGAAAAAGAAGCTAAAATACAAGCTGCTGAAGCTGCTGCTACTACATTATCAGGATTAGCTGATTTATTAGGTAAAGAAACTGCTGCAGGAAAAGCTGCGGCTGTAGCAAGTGCAACTATATCTACATTTTTATCTGCACAAAAAGCTTATGAATCTACTGTAGGTATTCCAATTGTAGGACCTGTATTAGCACCTATCAATGCTGCTTTAGCTATTGCAGGTGGTATTAAATCTGTTAAGTCTATTTTGTCTGTTAAAACACCAAATGGCGGTGGTGGTGGTTCAGCACCTACTATTAATGCACCTGCAGGTGGTTCTGCTCCTGTAGCCGCTGCTCCTACATTTAACGTAGTTGGTACTTCAGGACAAAACCAGATCGCTCAAAGTTTAGGCAATCAAGCACCTGTTAAAGCTTATGTAGTAAGTAACGATGTAACTACTGCACAAAGTTTAGATAGAAATATTGTGAACACAGCTACTATAGGAAATTAACAAAAACCAAATAATTTAATTTATAAATAAAAATAAAATGCGAATAGTAGAATTAATCATAGACGAAAAAGAAGATTTGAGTGGTGTAGAAGCTATTTCAGTTGTAGAATTTCCTGCAATAGAAGAAAACTTCATAGCACTTAATCAACAATTACAACTTGCTAAAGTAGATGAAGAAAAGCGTATCTTAATGGGTGCGGCTTTAATTCCAAATAAAAACATCTACAGAAGAAATGGCGATGATGAGTATTACATTTTCTTTTCAGATGCAACTGTAAAAAAAGCAAGTGAATTATTCTTGATGAATAGCAACCAAAACAACGCTACATTAGAACACCAAAAAAAGATAAATGATTTGTCAGTAGTTGAATCTTGGATTGTAGAAGATACTGAAATGGATAAGTCTAAAAAGTATGGTTTAAATGCACCAGTAGGTTCTTGGATGGTTTCAATGAAAGTAAATAATGATACTATTTGGAATGACTTTGTTAAAACAGGTAAGGTTAAAGGCTTTTCTATTGAAGGTTATTTTGCAGACAAATTAGAAATGAGTTTGCAAAAAGAACAAGAGCAAGAATTGATTGAAAAGATTAAACAAATTATTGTAAAACATAATCTATAATGAAAATTAGTTTTGACTATGACGGAACTTTAAGTACTGCTAAAGGTACTGAAATGGCAAAAGAATTTATTGCTAAAGGTAAAGATGTTTATATCATTTCTGCAAGACATTTAAAAGTAGGAATGATTAATAAAGCACAATCTTTAGGAATACCTGTTAGTAGAGTTTATGCTACAGGTTCAAACAAAGCTAAAATTGAAAAAATTCAAAGTTTAGGAATAGAAGAGCATTACGATAATAACAAAGATGTAATAGATATACTAAATCAATTAGGTATAAATGGTAAATTATTTAACAACTAAAATAAATAAACTAATGGGTAAATCAACAAGTCCGAAAGGCGGTAAAAGAGGTTGTCTTTGTAAAGATAACACGTATGATTCTAAATGCTGTAATGGTGAATTGCAAGAACAAGGAATTGGTTCAACTATATCACAAGGTGGTGCTACTATCACTGTAGTTGATGGTGTAAAAACTATTGTTAGAAGTAACGGATAACATCCTAATTTATAACAAATAAAAATAATATTATTTATAAACAAATTAAATATTTTAAAAATGAGTGTAATCAATGAAATCAAAACTCTTTTGGGAATGGAAGTGAAACTTGCCCAAATGAAACTTGAGAACGGCACGGTAATCGAAGCAGAAGCTTTTGAACCTGAAATGGCTGTTTTTATAGTTAACGAAGAAGATAGAATTGCAATGCCTGTAGGTGAATACGCTTTAGAAGATGGAAACATCCTAAAAGTAGACGTTGAAGGTGTTATTGCTGCTATTGAAATGCCTGAAGAGGAAATGCCAGCAAACGAAGAAGAAGTACCTTCACCTGCTGAAGAAGAAGTTGTTGTTGAAGCATCTGCTCCTGTAGCTACTCCTAAAAGAATCGTTGAATCTGTTTCTAAAGAAATGTTCTTTTCTGAAATTGAAAAATTAAGAAATGAAATTGCTGAATTGAAAGGTGTAAAACTTTCTTCTGATGAAGAAGACAAAACTGATGAGGATTTAAAGTCTAAAGAAGTTGAATTAAGTGTTGAACCATTAACACATTCACCTGAAGTTAAAGCACCACAAGTTCAAAAATTTGCATCTAATCGCCAAATGACTACTCAAGATAGAGTAATGGCAAAACTTTTTAATTAATAATAATAAACTAAATAAATAAAAATGGCTACTACTACAAGTATTACTACCACTTATGCAGGAGAATTTGCTTCTAAATATATCTCTGCTGCTTTATTATCTGCTTCTACTATTGAAAATGGTGGAATTGAGGTAATGCCTAATGTTAAGTACAAATCTGTAATTCAAAAAATTGCTACTGATGGTATCGTTAAAGATGCTACTTGTGATTTTTCTGCTACATCTACTGTAACATTAAGCGAAAGAATCATCACTCCTGAAGAATTCCAAGTGAATCTTCAATTGTGTAAAAAAGATTTCCACGCAACTTGGGAAGCTGTATCTATGGGATATTCTGCTTTTGATTCATTGCCACCAAGCTTTGCTGATTATTTGATTTCTCACGTTGCTGCTAAAGTTGCTGAAAAAACTGAACAAAACATTTGGAGAGGTGCTACTGCTAATGCAGGTGAATTTAATGGATTTGCTGCTTTATTAGCTGCTGATGCTGCTTTGCCAACTGCTAATGAAGTTGCTGGTACTACAGTTACTGCTTCTAACGTTGTTGCTGAATTAGGGAAAATCGTTGATGCTATTCCTGCTGCATTGTACGGAAAAGAAGATTTGTACTTATACGTTTCTCAAAACATTGCAAGAGCTTACGTTCGTGCTTTAGGTGGATTTGGTGCTTCAGGATTAGGTGCTAACGGTACAAACGCTCAAGGAACACAATGGTTTAACAATGGTTCATTATCTTTTGATGGTGTTAAAATCTTTGTTGCAAACGGATTGGCTAACAATACTGCTATTGCTGCTCAAAAATCTAACTTATTCTTTGGAACTGGTTTGTTGTCGGATCAGAATGAAGTACAAGTTATTGATTTACAGCCAATTGACGGTTCTATGAACGTGAGAGTGGTAATGAGATTTACTGCTGCAGTTCAATACGGAATTGTTGAAGATATCGTAACTTACGGAATCACAAACTCTGCTAACTAAAAATTAGCTTTTTAAATTAAAAAGGGGAGGTAAAATGCCTTCCCTTTTTTTTTATTAACTTTTAAAAATATATATAGATGGCTTGTGAAATTTCATTAGGTAGAATTGAACCTTGCAAAGATAGCAATGGTGGATTAAAAGCGGTTTACTTTGTAAACTGGGGTGATATGACAGGTGTAACTTATGACGTAACTAATACAGATGCTATTAGTGCGGTTGCAGGTACTCCAAGTGCATACAAATATGACTTGAAAGGTAATAGTTCATTTGAACAAGCAATTACTTCTTCAAGAGAAAATGGAACTACATTCTTTGAACAAACTTTGAACTTAACTTTAAAGAAATTGTCTATTGTAGACCACAAACAAATTAAATTATTAGCTTACGGAAGACCACAAGTAGTTGTTGAAGATAACAACGGAAACTTGTTCTTGTGTGGATTAGAACACGGAATGGATGTATCGGGTGGTACTATTGTAACCGGAGCAGCTATGGGTGATTTGTCAGGATATACTTTGACATTATCAGGACAAGAAGCAGTTCCTGCAAACTTCTTGAGTACTACTTTAACCGCTGCAGGTTTCACAGTAGTTTCAGGTTCATAATTGTTTGTTTTTTGATTGGTGAAAAGGGGTGGCTTCGGCTACCCTTTTTTTGTTTTAAATAACAATAAACGAATAGATTTATTATTAAATAAAAAATATAATGATAATCTTAAAAGAACAAGAAGCTGCACAAGTTTTAAAATTCATACCACGTAGTTATGGAGCAGATACTATTGTATTAAGAAACGAAACTACCAATGAAGTACAGACTATTTCTGCATCATTTGCTTTAGATAAATATTATTTGACAACTACTACTGCTTTTGATTTATTGCAGAATACATTTTATAATTTAACTATCAAAAATGGTGCTGAAGTAGTTTACAAAGATAAAGTGTTTTGTACTAATCAAAATATAGTTAACTATACAGTCAACAAAGATGAATACGTAGCAAACGCTACAAATAACGATTTTATAATTTATGAGTAATATATCAATTGTAAATTTAAGTGCTTATACAAGCCCTGTAATTCAAGAAAACAAGAAGTCAGACTACATTGAGTATGGAGTAGATAATAACTACTTTCAATACTTAATAGATAGGTATTTATATTCAGCTACAAACAATGCTATTATCACTGGTGTAACCAATATGATTTATGGTAAAGGATTGGATGCATTAGATTCTAATCGTAAACCTAATGAATATGCACAGATGCGTAGTATTATTAAAGGTGATATGTTAAAGAAGGTAGCTATGGAGCGTAAAATGCTTGGAATGGGTGCAATGCAAGTTGTAATGGAAAAAGGCAAAGTTAAATCTATTGACCATTTCCCAATGAATACATTAAGAGCAGAAAAGTGTAATGATAAAGGAGAAATTGAAGCTTGGTACTATTACCCTGATTGGACTAAAAAGAAGCCTTCTGAAAAAGCTAAAAGAATTCCTGCATTTGGATTCGGAAATGGTAATGAAGTTGAAATGTATGTGGTACATCCTTATGTTAGTGGATTTCATTATTACACACCTATTGATTATTCAGGTGCTTTACCTTATGCTAAATTAGAAGAAGAAATTAGTGATTACTTGATTAATGATGTTCAAAACGGATTTTCAGGAACTAAAGTAATCAACTTTAACAATGGTATTCCTTCTGAAGAAATGCGTGACCAGATCAAGCGTGATGTATTAGGTAAATTAACAGGTTCAAGAGGTGAAAAAGTAATTGTTGCTTTTAACGCTAATGCAGAATCTAAAACTACTGTAGAAGATATACCTTTAAATGATGCTCCTGCACATTATGAATATTTAAGTACTGAATGTTTTGAAAAGTTAATTGTAGGGCATAGAGTTACTTCGCCAATGCTTTTGGGTATTCGTGATACAGGTGGTGGATTAGGTAACAATGCAGATGAAATTAAAACTGCTACTTTGTTATTTGACAATATTGTAATTAAACCTTACCAATTGGAATTGATTAATGCTATTGATGAAATTTTAGCAGTAAATGATATTAGCTTAAAATTATACTTCAAAACTATTCAACCTTTAGAATTTGTAGATACTTCAGGAATGAATGCTGAAACTGCTGAAGAAGAAACTGGTGTAAAGATGAGTTCTGAAAAAATTTGTTGTTCAAGCGACAAAGATTTTACAGATGAAGAAGGTAATAGAATGTTAGATTATTTAGAAGGTGAAAATATAGATGAAGAATGGGAATTGGTAGATAAAAGACAATATTCAGATTCAAATGAAAGTATTGAAGAATGGGCTAATTCTAAAATAAACAAAAAAGAAAATTTATTTCAAAAATTAGCTGGTGTTGTTAAATCTAATTCTTCTGCTAAAAGCTATTTAGATAAAGATACTTACAAAGTAAGATATGAATATTCTGAAATTAACGGAACTGATAGAGATAAATCACGTGATTTTTGTAAACAAATGATGGGTAGAACTGAAAGAGGTGTTGTTTATAGAAAAGAAGATATAGACCAAGCAAGTTTTGCAGGTGTTAATAATGAATTTGGACACAATAAACAAAATTATTCTTTATGGTTATACGCTGGTGGGGTTTATTGTCACCATTTTTGGAATGAAAATCTTTACAGATTAAAAACTAAAACAGATGGACAACCTTATGTAGATAAATCTTTAGCATCAAGCGAAGAAGTTAGTTCTATTTCAGGTTACAATCCTAATCCAAGTGGTTTAGCTACAGCACAAACTGCACCAATTAATAGAGCAGGTAGAGGTGAATACCCAAGTTAATAAATTATAAAAAAGATATGGCACAAGCATTATTTGTCACAAGAGAAGATATAGTAAAATTTACAGCAATGAATGGAAACGTTGACACGGATAAATTCATTCAATTTGTAAAGATTGCACAAGATATACATATTCAAAACTATTTAGGTTCAAAGCTGTTTAATAAAATAAACGATGCAATTGTAGCGGGTACTTTAGCAAGTCCATATACAACGCTTTTAAGCCAATATATTAAGCCAATGGTAATACACTTCGCTATGGTAGAGTATTTGCCTTTTGCGGCTTATACAATAGCTAATAAAGGTGTATTTAAACATAATAGTGAGAATAGCACAAACGTAGAAAAGAATGAAGTAGATTTCTTGATTGAAAAAGAAAGAGATATTGCACAACACTACACAAATAGGTTTATAGATTATATGAGTTATAATCAAGCATTATATCCTGAATATAATACTAATTCAAATGGTGATATGTTCCCTGATTCAGAAGCAAATTTTATAGGATGGGTAATATAAAAGAAACTTACAAACCAAAACAAACTAACGTAAAGAAGTTAGAGTTATTTTTAAATAAAATAAAAGATAAAAAATGAGTTTACAATTTACACATATAAAAGGGGACACTTTTGATGAGGTTGCTTTTCAATTAAAGATTAACGATACAGTTGTTAATTTAACAGGTGCAACTATTAAAATGCAGTTACGCAAATGTTATTCAGATACTGCTGCTGCTTTATCTCTTACTTCAGTTTCTTCTGCAGGTATTACTATTACAAATGCCACAAATGGAGAATTTAAAATTAACACACAAATTATAGACATTCCTGTTTACAATTATGTTTATGACATACAAATTACTTTAGCGAGTGGAGTAGTTAAAACGTATGTACAAGGTGGGTTCAATATTACTAACGAAGTAACAAGATAAAAAAATGGGTGATGATATTACTATTGGTGTAACTGAAATTGTAAACAATATTGAAGTTACTGCACAACCAAACGACCAAATCGTAGATATTAGTGTAATTGACAATACAGATGAAGTTACTTTAAACATAACACCTACTGTAATTGAAATCAATGTAAATAAAGGTTCTTCTTTTGCTAAATGGGGTGACATATTAGGCACACTATCAGACCAAGAAGATTTACAAGATGCTTTAGATTTAAAAGCTGATTTAGTTGATGGTAAAGTACCTTCTTCACAATTACCTTCTTACGTTGATGATGTTATTGAAGTAGCTAATTACGCTGCTTTACCTGTTACAGGTGAGTCAGGAAAGATATATATCACTATTGATAACAATCATATCTTTAGATGGACAGGTTCTATTTATGTAGAAATTACGGATAATACTGCAGTTTGGGGTGCAATTACGGGAACATTAAGTTCACAGACTGATTTAGTTACTGCTTTAAATTTAAGAGTACCTTATACGGGTGCTACAGGTGATGTTAATTTAGGAACATACGATATTAAAGCACAAAAGTATTGGATGTTAGATGAAGTAAATTCTAACTATGGTTCAATGCACTTTACTGATGGTAATTATCATATTGAAGATGCTGATGGTCACAAGTTATTTGTTATTGAGGATGGATTTATGCAATTACATAAAACCGATACAATACAATCAAACCTATATACAAGTAATTTAACTGCAGTTCGAGACCATTATTTGCCTGATGCAAGTGGTACTTTGGCTTTAGATGAAAATGTAGTACATAAAACGGGTGATGAAACTATTAGTGGTAGAAAGACTTTTAATAGTACTACCGACATTGGTATTCGTTCTAATATTAGCGGAAATGGATATGGTATTTATTCAGAAAATAGTTCTAATGGTATTTCTTTTTATGTAGCTAATAATGGTTCAGGAAAAGCATTTAGTGTATCTAACACACTTGGCTCTTTTGGTAATATGTATGAAGGTTCTTATAATGGAACTTCTAATTTTGCGGTTAATTATTTAGGTGAAATTACTGCAAGTAAATTTATTAAATCAGGTGGTACTGCTTTTGAATTCTTAAAAGCTAATGGTGATGTAGATAGCAACATATATTTCAAAGGTTCTGTTACTGCGGGGTATCTTCCAAAAAGTTTATATCCATCAAGTGGGGATTTCACTACGAGTTTAATTTATGACGATGGTACAAATATAGGAATTGGCACAACAAGTCCGAGTGGATTGCTTCATTTGCAAGGAAATTCAACAAGCCCTATCACACAAATAATTGACAATTTAAATGCGGGAACTTCAGCAGGAACAAGAATTTCATTTAGATATCAAGGAACTGAAACAGCGTATATTTATAATAGATTTAATGGTGGGGATTTTAATACAGATATAGGTTCTGCTGATTATTTAAGAATATTAACAGCGGGTTCTGAAAAGATGCGTATTTTAACAAATGGCAACGTAGGTATCGGTACAACAAATCCAAGTGAAAAATTAACGTTAACAAATGGTAAGTTATTTTTAACAGAAGCAGACCCTACTATTGGTGGTAAAATATATGGTTATAATGATACTTCTACTGATTTGTATGGAGGTGGATTAAAATTCCAATCAAGATATTATGATGGTGCTAATTATGTTTATGCTGATAGATTAACTATAAAAGGAAGCGGTAACGTAGGTATCGGAACAACAAGTCCGAGTGCTAAATTAGATGTTAATGGAATATTTAGGAGCATTGTAACAAGTATTAGTTCAACAGGTGAAATTTCAGCAAAAATATTAGGTTATCCAACAAGTCCTTTCGGTTTAATTTTTAGAAGTTATTCTTCAGGAGCAACTTCTATTCAATCACAAAGAGAAGCTAATGATTCAGAATTTTTTTCATTATCATTGCAACCTAATGGTGGCAACGTTGGAATTGGCACAACAAGTCCTTCGACAATATGTCATTTATATAAAGCATCTTTTCCAATATTAACTATTCAAAGTAGTTCTTATCAATCATCTTTGGGTATTGACACTACATCGGGTAATTTAGTTTTAAACAATGAAAGTAACGCTCCTTTAAGTTTTAATACAAATGCTACAGAACGTATGCGTATCACTTCAGGTGGTAATGTTGGTATTGGAACTACAAGTCCTTCATTTCAATTACAATTATCAAATGATTCAGCAGCTAAACCGGGTTCTCCATTATGGACAGTATCTTCTGATATTAGAATAAAAGAAAATGTAAGACCTTATACAGATGGTTTAGAAAAGTTAATGCAAGTTAATCCTGTTTACTATGATTATAATGGTAAAGCAGGGTTTTCAATAACTAAAGATAACGTAGGTATAATTGCTCAAGAAATGCAAGAAGTATTACCTAATACTATAAAGACATTTAAAGCTAAACTTAACGATGATGATGAGGAAGAAACAGAACTATTAAGTTTTAATGCAAATGAAATTATATACGTTCTTATAAATTCAGTAAAAGAACTAAAAGCAGAAATAGAAATTTTAAAAAATAAATAATATGACAGAATTTAAGTGGATAATTTCAGCAATGCAATGTATCAAAAATGATGGTGATTTACAAGACGTAGTAATAACAATTCATTGGCGTTATGCTGCGGAAAAAGATGGTGTTTATACAGATATGTATGGAGCAACTTCTATGCCTTTGCCTACAGGTGAAGATTTTACACCTTATGAGGAATTAACTAAAGACCAAGTATGTGGATGGTTAGAAGCTACATTAGATGTACCTGCAATGGAAGAAAATTTAGACAAGCAATTGGACTTGATAATTAACCCCGTTAATGTAACATTACAACCCCCATTTGAAAACTAAAAACAAAAGTAACATTATGTTATTTTTAAGTAAATCAAATAAAAACAAACAATTATGGAAACTAAACAAGCAATTGAAATTTTAGTACAAGTAGCACATTTAGCACAAAAAGGTGGTTTATTACAATTACAAGATGCAGTAGCAGTAGCACAAGCTATTAATGCTTTAGCACCTAAAGAAGAAGTAATAGAAGAATAACAAATTTAGAATGAAATACATTAATTATTTTTTTGCTTCATTAATTTTATTATTTGTACCTATCTACGGTTTATTAATAGCCGTAGGTAGTGCAATAATTTTAGATACTTTCACAGGTATATTTAAAAGCATAAAACTTGAAGGGTTACAATCAATAAGAAGTAGAAAATTAAGCAATGTAATTTCTAAAATGGCATTATACGAAATATGTATAATCTTTTTATTCTTAATTGACAAATTCGTTTTAAATGAATTCGTAAAACACGCTTTTGGTTTTGACTTTATGTTTACCAAGATTTGTGCTATACTATTAATCTTTGTTGAATTAGTATCTATTAAAGAAAACATTGAAGCTTCATTTAAAGTTGATATTTGGCAGTTATTAAAAACAGCATTTAACAGGGCTAAAGAAATAAAAGCAGACTTCAATGAAATTAAGCGATAAAGGTTACGAGTTAATAAAAAAGTTTGAAGGATATAGTGACAGACCTTACAAATGTCCTGCAGGAATATCTACAATCGGGTATGGTAATACTTACTACCCAAACGGAACTAAAGTTAAAATAACAGACAAACAAATTACAAGAGAATACGCTAATGAAATATTAGCACATACTGCTGATGGTTTTGCTGAAGATGTATTAAAACTTGTAACTTCAAAAATAACTGTAAACCAGTTAAACGCATTAACTTCTTTTGCGTATAATGTGGGTGTATTCAATTTACAAAAATCTACTTTGTTAAAATTGGTAAACATCAACCCAAATGATGGTAATATAGCTAAAGAGTTTTTAAAGTGGAATAAAGCTGCTGGTAAAGTTTTAAATGGTTTAACAAATAGACGCATTGCTGAATCAGCATTATACTTTACCAAATGAAATATTTAGTTTTACTATTATTAATTACTTCTTGTGCTTCAAGAAAAGTAGATGTATCTAAAACAGATATAAAAACCAATACAGATTTTACAGCTATCACAAAAACAGATAGCACTTCAATTATAAACAAAAATGTTTATTTTACTGAAAACACTACAGAATTAGAAATTAAACCATTGAATGATAGTTTACCTATTGTAATAGATGGTACAAGCTATTTTAACGCTGTTTTAAAGTATAAAAAGCAAAACAAAGTATTAGTAGATACAAGTAAGATAATAGTGTCTAAAAAGGTATTGAAAAAAGTTTCCAGATCAAAGCAAGAAACTAAAAATATAAAAGAAAAGCACATAGATAAAAAAGTAAACAATTTTGTTTATTTATGGCTTCTACTTATTCCAGTAGGAATGTATCTGTATCGTCAATTAAAAAATAAATTATTTCTGTAATGGCTAAAAAACAAACCGAAGTATCTGCTAAATTAGATGTTAAAATATCAAGACCTTGTGTACATTCAAAGTCTAAAACTTCTTCACTTAAAAGCAGTAAAAACTATAAAAAGAAATACGCAGGTCAGGGTAGATAAGTTTGCATAATTCGCCTTGTTGTAATTCTTTGTTCTTGTTTACTTATTTAGTTGTATTTCAAATCTTATTTTGATTTTGTCTATTTATTTAATTCTTTATTTAAAAATTAAAATGTTTAAGTTTTGAGAACAAGGCAAAGTTAGTTGTTTTTTTTGACATAGTAAATAGATAAAAACTCAAAGTTATTTACAAATTGTTAATATCTATTAATTACATTTGAATATGGAAAAGAAACCTAAAAAACCTACACGTACTTCTATAGTTAAAAAGCTTGATGCGGTATTTAGTATATATATAAGACGTAGATATGCGGTGAATGATATATCTAAATGTGTTACCTGTGGTAAAGAAGACCACTGGAAGAGTTTGCAATGCGGACACTTTATGTCACGTAAGCATATGTCTACAAGATGGAATGAAGACAATTGCCAAGTTCAATGTGCAGGATGCAACGTATTCCGATATGGTGAGCAATATATATTTAGTCAATATCTTGGTGATAAACTATCTCAAGAACTATACGTTAAATCAAAAGAAACTTGTAAATTTACCGATGTAGAATTGCAAGAACTAATTAAACACTACACACATCAAATAAGTCTTTTCTGATTTCTCTTTATAATTTGGTTAATGTTAAATTGGGCTACTTTAAACGGTAGCCCTTTTTTTGGCAAAAGTGTTAAATTTTTGTTAAAAAAAATTAAGATAGTATTTTATCTAAAATGAATTTATACATTTGCTTCATCAAACAATAACAAATAGAAATTATGAAAGCAATCAAAACATTTTTAACAAAAGCAAATTACCAGATCTTATTCGCACAAGCTTTAGCCTTGTATTTTTTAATCCAAATAATTTTAAGATACTAATGAAAGATTTAATCGACTTCAACAGATTTCAAATAGAAGCACTACAAGCAGAAATTTGTAAACTAAAACAGGAAAACAATTTACTATCTACTTATTGCTTTGAAGCATTAGAAGAAGGAATTACACAAGAGTACAAAACATTAATCAAACAACAAATTTACGAAATTAAACAAAACTAATTATGAAAGTAGAATTGACATCAGGTAGCTTTACAAATAAAGAACTATCTTTAAACGAAAAATTAAGTAGAATACAAATTGAATTTAAAGCTAACAAATCAAGGTTTAACAGCTTTGGAAAATATAACTTTAGAAGTGCTGAAGATATATTAGAAGGTTTAAAACCATTCAATGAAAAGTATGGTGTATCTTTTACTATCACAGAAAGATTAATAGATGTTAATTCAAATTTACCTATTATGGAATCTACTGCTACTGTATATGACAACAACGGAATTAATGAACTATCAGCTATTGCAATTGTAGGTGTAGACTTAAACCAAAAAGGTATGCAAGTACCGCAACAATTTGGTTCTGCAAGTTCATACGCTAAAAAGTATGCATTAGGTAACCTATTACTAATTGACGATACACAAGATGCTGATGCTAATAACAAACACGATAGCGGTATCAAAATAGCTGATCTGGTTGATGACAAAAAATGGTTAAACAAAAACACACCTGAATTTACTAAATCAATTGAATACTTAAAAAGTGGTGGTAATATAGAAGCTATTGAAAAAAAGTATAAATTAGCCAAAGCAGTTAAAGACGAATTACTAAAAGTAAAATAATGGGAAGGTCGAGAAATATGCCAAGCCGAAAAAAAATATTTGAATATTGGCAAGATAAATTAGATAATGTGTATGATGACAATTCTTGTTTTAAATGTGGATTTGGTGGTAAAGAATATAATTATGCAATAGTAGACAGAGCCCACATACTTTCTGTATTTGATGGAGGTAGTGACGATGTAGAAAATATACATTTATTATGTAGTAATTGCCATAAAAAAAGTGAACCATATTCAGGTAGAATGTATTACGATTGGTTAAAAAGTGATACAGAAATTGAATTTGTTAAAAAAATAATGCTTGGATGGCATTTAGACGAATCTTATATTCCTGAAGAATTATCAAATAGATTTAAAATATGTAAAGAAAATTATATAAACCAATTTTCAGAAGAAAAATACATAGATTATATAAATCATTTAAAAGAATCAATAACAGGGTAGCCGAAAACTGAATAGAGTAGGCAAAGTAAACAATCAAAAAATAAATATTATGGGAGCATTAATTAATGTAAGTTTAAGAGTAGACAAATTACCAAAAGAAAAATTTGTAGCAGGTAAAGATGGAGCAGTTTATTACAACTTCACTATCGGTATTAACGATGAAGCAAACCAATTCGGTCAAAATGTTTCTTTAACAGATTCACAAACTAAAGAAGAACGTGAAGCTAAAAAAGCTAAAAACTATATCGGTAACGGGTCAGTAGTTTGGACAGATGGAAACATTAAAGCTATTAAAAAGGATAATGTAGCACAAAAAGAAGAAGCTACTTCAGACCTCCCTTTTTAGATTTATTAATTTGGGCAGGTTGGATTGGGATATCACCTGCCCTTTTATATTTTTTTATATGAAAATTTGTTCTATTTGTAAAAAAGAAAAAGATTACTTACAATTCTATAAAAATAAAAGTAAAAAAGATGGTTATTCATTTGACTGTAAATTATGCAGAAAAGAATACTTTTGTAAAAGTAAAAATGTAAGAAAAGATTATTTAGAAAGGAATAAAGAAAGAATAAAAGAATGGAGAAAAAACAATAGTAAAATCAATAAAGAAAAGAATCCTTTGTATAAACTACAATGTAATTTAAGAAGTTTGATTTCAAAATCAATAACAAGACAAGGTTATAGAAAAACATCAAAATCAAAACAAATACTTGGATGTGATTACATAGAGTTGAAGCAACATTTAGAAAGTAAATTTACAGAAGGAATGAATTGGGATAATTATGGAAAATGGCATATTGACCACATTTACCCATCATCATTAGCTGAAACTGAAGAAGAAATAATCAGGTTAAATCACTTTACTAATTTACAACCACTATGGGCAGAAGATAATATTAGAAAAGGAAACAAATTATGGAATTAGATAAAGATGCAGTACAACTTCTAATGGAGATGTACGAAGATGAATTAAGAATAGACCCAACACAAAAAATAGAACATCCTGAACCAGCTTTATCTTTAGGTACAAAAACATACGAAACAAAAGATGGTGTAAAAGAGTTTCCATTACCATTAGGAACATACGGAAACTTTAGCTTTGTACAAGCACCGCCTAAAAGCAAAAAGACATTCTTTATTTCACTTTTAAGTGCAGTATATATGAAAGGTAGACTTGATGCATTCGGTGGAGAATTACAAGGTTATAGCAACGGAAAACACCTGATACATTTTGATACAGAACAAGGAAACTTTCACGCTCAAATGGTTTTCAGAAGACCAATTGATATGACTGAAATAGACACAAAGAAATACCATACTTTTGCATTAAGACAATTAGGATTTAAAGAACGCATTCAATTTATAGAATGGTACTTGTACGAAAAGTTAGAAGGCAAAGATGTAGGTTTAGTAATTATAGATGGTGTAGCGGATTTATGTAGTGATGTAAATAACATTGAAGAATCAAATGCAGTAGTGCAGAAATTAATGAAATGGTCAAAGGAATTGAATTGCCACATTATAACAGTTATTCATAGTAACTTTGGTTCAGATAAACCTACAGGACATTTAGGAAGCTTTTTAGAAAAGAAAACAGAAACACAAATACAATTAGAACTTAACACAGTAAACAAAGATCTGGTAACGGTAAGCTGCAAAAGAAGTAGAAACGCATCGTTTGAAACGTTTAGCTTTAAAGTCAATAACTTTGGATTACCACAAGTAGAGGGAGCAGTTTACGACCCGTTAAAAGGTGTATTTTAAAATAAAAATTATGAAACATAAGTTTAATTACAATTGGACATTGAAAGATGCAATTTTTACAAAAGACAAAGGAAAAGTATTTAGTTGTTTTGCTTGTGGTGGTGGTTCTACTATGGGATATAAATTAGCTGGTTTTGATGTTATTGGTCACAATGATATTGATATTAAAATGATTGAAGTTTATAAAGAAAATCATAAACCAAAATTTAGTTTTCACGAATCAATTACTACTTTTGCAAAAAGAAAAGATTTACCAAAAGAATTATATAATTTAGATATTTTAGATGGTTCACCACCTTGTAGTAGTTTTTCAATGTCTGGAAATAGAGAAAAAGATTGGGGTAAAGAAAAGAAATTTAGAGAAGGTCAAGAGTTACAAGTTTTAGACACTTTGTTTTTTGATTTTATTGATTTAGCAAAAGAATTACAGCCAAAAGTAATAGTTGCTGAAAACGTAAAAGGATTGTTAATGGGTTCTGCTAAAAATTATGTGATTGAAATATATAAATCTTTTGAAGAAGCTGGATATTATTGTCAACATTTTTTATTGAACGCTTCTAAAATGGGTGTTCCTCAAAGACGTGAAAGAGTATTTTTTATTTGTTTGCGAAAAGATTTAGCAAAACCATTTTTACATTGGCAGGATATGTTTACTGAAATCCCAAAAATTGAAATGGAGTTTGAAGAAATTGAAATACCATTTAAATATATATATGAAAAAGGTATATGTGACACAAATCATAAAAAAGAAAGTAGGTTATATAATTTTTGGTTAAAAAGAAAAGAAGGAGATACTGCTATGTCTGATATAGTTTTAAGAGAAGAGAATAGGCTGTCTATGTTTAATGTATGTTTAATTAAATCAAATGAAGTTCATCCTACTTATGTAAGACAAGATAGGGGATTATTATTTGACGAATATAGAAGTGTAAACAAGTCAGAATCTTGTAAAATAGGAACTTTCCCAAAAGATTATAACTTTTTAAAATTAAATTATGGTTATCTAATTGGAATGAGTGTTCCGCCAGTAATGACTGCTCAAGTAGCTACAAATATATATGAACAATGGTTAAGTAAAATTTAAAATTAAATTGTTAATAACTTTTAAATATATTTACAAAATGAAAACAACAATAAAAAACCAAATACAAGAATTAAAAACTTCAGCATCACGATCTGGATTAATATTTTGTGATAACAAAGTAATGTTTTCACTTATTCAAGAAATGCTTTTAAAGTTAGAACAAATTGAAGAATTAATTGAATTAGAAAATGAATTACATTTTACAGATGTAGCTGATGCAGTTAAGAATATGTATAAAAAGGATGAGAACCTTACACACGTGTATGTTAACTTTCAGGTTAGACCAGTAGAAGTAGAAAAAAAGTTTGGTGTAATTGATGCTAAATTATACCTATAAAAATATTAGTTTAAAGTAATCAGAAAAGAAGAATTGATTATTAATTTAAACTATTTATATGATTACAATTTTATTTGCTATTGCAGCAGTTTGTTGGATTGTCCTGATGATGATTCAAAAGTATGGTGGAGAATTAATTATAAACCCTATTATTGGTTTTATGGTTGGATGGCTTTACGATGGTGAAGAAGAAGATGGTGTAACTAATCACACTATTCAAGTCCTTTTGGGTGTAATATGTTTTACCATAGTTTGGGAAACTTATGAGTAACCAATGGTTGGCTAAAGTAGCTGTGTATCACGATGACTGGATTAAAGTGGTACAATCGTTTGGCGAATTTGATTACGCTGAAGACATAGTTCAAGAAAGTTATATTGCATTGTGGAAATATGCTGATGCAGAAAAGCTTTTAGATACGGATGGTGAAGTAAGAAAAGGATATATGTATTTTACACTACGTTCTTTATTTTACCAATACTATAACAAAAAGAAAAAAGTAAACAAAGTAGATGTAGATGGGTGTTGGGAATTATTCGATGATACAAACATAGAAGAACATAAAGCTTATAATGAAATATGTTTACTTATTGATGAAGAAATTAAAGATTGGAATTGGTACGATAGAAAACTATTTAAACTGTATAGAGATACAGATTTATCAATGCGTGATATTTCAAAAGAAACAGGTATAAGTTTAATATCAATATTCCATTCATTAAAGAATCATAAAGCTATTTTAAAAGAAAAGTTTATGAAAGATTATCAAGATTATATTACTAACGATTATAACTCAATTTACTAACTATGGCAAAAGCAAGAACAAAAGCACCATCAAAAGGATTAGGTGACACAATTGAAAAGATTACTGAAGCAACTGGAATTAAAGCAGCAGTAGAGGTATTCACAAAAGCAACTGGTATTGATTGCAAATGTGATGAAAGAAAAGCAATATTAAACAACTTGATACCTTATAGAAAAAAGGTTAATTGTTTAAACGAAGCAGACTACAATATGCTAACTGAATTCCTTAAACCAACAAAAGGAAGTTTAACACCAAATGAACAATGGACTATTTCAGCAATTTATGAAAGAGTTTTCAATGTAAAATTAGAGCATTCAAGTTGTAGTTCTTGTTGGAGAGATACGCTTTCTGATTTAAGAAAAGTTTATAACGAATACAAGGTTAATGATTAATTGGAATGAGGCTGACTTATTTGAGTTTTTACGCTCAAATGTATACCCTGATTTAGTTAAGTCAAAAAATCAGATGTCAAGGTGGGATTGTTATAGTCCCACTTCAGGACATCGTATAGAACTAAAATGCAGGAAACGACATTACCCAACACTATTACTGGAAAAGAAGAAATATACAGCAATGATAGAAGAATGTGAAAAGCATTTAGATATTCCAATTTATATAAATTCAACACCTGAAGGGGTATTTAGTTTCAACTTGCATAAGATAAACCCAACATTTGAAATAAATAATAAGAACCCTGCTACAACACAATTCTACAATAACAATAGAGTAGAAAAAGAAGTAGCATATTTAGAAATTAACGAAGCATTAAAACTATAAAGATTATGAACAACAACCCAATACAATTAGAATATTTAAAAAGCGTGTTACTATCACAGCTTCTATTAGAATGTAATGAAAATTTACGCTATACAAAGCAATATAATGGTGCTTTAAAGCATTTACTTAACAAAGTGATATTACACCTTGAAAGTACAGTATATGATGAATACAGAAAGATTTATAAAGCAGATGCAGAAATGACTACAAACATTTTAAATAGTATTGAAGATGTTATTATAAAATTAACCACTTCTGATCTGGATGAACTTGTAATGATTAATGCAGTTATTGAAAAGTACAAAGAAAACAAAGAATGGTTTTTAGAATATGGTCAAGCTGAATTTTTAAGAATAGATGGCTAAAAAGAAAATAGAAATCTACTCGCCACATTACACACAGGTAAATGCTATGGTGTATTGTGTTAAACGTAACGTAGCTTATTCATTAGAAGCTAATACTAATAAAAGATTCTACATTGTAAAGTATATTCCAAGTGATTATAAGAATGTAATCTATTTAAAAGAGAATAACAAGAAAGTAGAGTTTAGTGAATATGAAGCAACCAAGAAAATAATGGAATTATATGTTAACCAAAGCAAATTGATATGAAAGTAAAAGATACAATGTCACAATGGATTGATGCACAAGTAAAAGATAGTGTAGTGCAATCAGTAATTAATAAATTTAAACAACGTAGTGAAGTAGGAATAAAAAAATACAATACTACATTAGACCGTGAAGATTTAACAGATAAAGAATGGATTAATCACGCGCAAGAAGAAGCAATGGATCTTATTTTGTATTTAGAAAAACTTAAAAGACTATGAAGCAATCACCCCTACAAAGAATTCAAAGAGTAATGAAATTCAATTACAATAGAGGTTTGAACTCTGAAAGAGTTAATTCAGTTTATAGAAAAATTATAAAGCAAAAATTAGAGGGTAGCAATTAGCTATCCTTTTTTTTTAAATTTTTTAGTAATTTATTTTTTTATGTAAATAACTTGTTTATATTTGCTATCAGAAAACAAAGATATACTATGAAAACAACAAAAGAACAATTAGAAAAAGAGTTAAAAGATTTAGAAATTTCTTTTAAAACAAAAAATTCAGGAATGAGTGTAAATGAATACTCAAGTTATTACAATCAATTATCAAAAAAGATTAAATCAATTAAATAATAAAACAGGGGTGCGACTGTAACGCACATTTAAAACCAAATACTATGACAAAGCAAGAAATCAAAACAGAATTAGAGAATGTAATCTATGTTTTAGAAACATTAGAAAATGATTACGCAGCACTTAAACTAAAAGCAGTACTATCAGCTTTAGAACACGACTGGATGCAATCAGCATACTTTACAAACGAAATAGACACTATCTTAAACTACGAACAACATAATGAATGAAGATGCAACAATAAAGATATTCAGTAAAATACAATCACTAGAAAGAGATCTACAATGGATTTACAGTGAATATTTTAATGAACAGTTAAATGATGATCAGTTTATGGCAATGGTAGATTCTACAGAAAGAGATATACAGATTCATTATTACATCTACAATTTAATAATTAATGATGCAAGACAAAACTAATAGACTATGGTAATATTATTTGATGCTGATAGCTTGATATTTTCAAGTTGTTATAAGAAAAAAGAAAGTGTTGATGATGATAAATATCATAAAAACATTGAAGATGTTATAGCTAAATTTGATGAAGTGTTTATGTCTATAATAAACCACTTAGAAGAATTGTACGAGATCAATGAAGTTAAAACATTTTCTGGTAGTAAAGGAAACTTTAGAAAGTATATCACAAAGAAATACAAAGCCAATAGAGACTACAATAATTTACCACCATTATTAAATGAGATGCATTCATTTGTTAAAGAGCAATACAATTCAATATTTGGATATGGATGTGAGACAGATGATGTAGTAGCAAAGTATTGGTATGAACTATCAAAAGAAATAGGAAGAGACAATGTTATAATAGTTTCAATAGATAAAGACTATAAACAATTTCCTTGTTTGATGTATAACTATCACGCTAAGCATAGAGAGATATATGACATATCAGAAGAAGAAGCAATGTATAACTTTTATGAGCAAATGATAATAGGAGACACTGCGGATAATGTAAACTACTGTAAAGGATATGGTAAAAAGTTTGCAGAGAAGTATTTAAAAGATTGTAAGAGTCAATATCAATACACTAAAAAAATATACTTACTATTTAAAAAGATACATAAAGGAAAAGCAAGACAGAGATACATTGAATGTTGGAACTTATTAAAACTAAAAACAGAATAAAATGGAAGAAAAGATAATAGAAATAATCAAAGAAGAATTACAGGTAGATATAACTCAAGAATGTAGAAAGAGAGAGATAATAGAAGCTCGTGCCTTATACTTTTATTTAGTAAAGCAATTATACCCAAAAAGAAGTTTACAATCGATAGGAGATAGTTTAAACAAGAACCACGCAACTGTGATACATTCTTTAAAGAACTATAGTCTATATGAAGAATACAATCCTAAGTTATCAGAATTAAAGAATACAATTTTAAATATAACTACTGATGCTAAAGATACAACAGATGTAAACCAATTACAGATAATAGAATTTAAAAGAAGAATATTTGAATTAGAAAACAATCTTGATAAAGAAAGAAACAGACCAAGATACGAACACAGAATAACTGAATTATTAGAAAACCTTTTAATAGACACTAAAGGAACTGAACAACACGAGTTGATCACTTTAAGATTAGAAGCATTCTATTCAATGAATAAAAATATAAGATTATGACACTAAAAGAAAAGTTTTTTGATATTTATACTAGTTATTACAAGAAAAGTAATGAGTTAGATAAGATGGTTGAGGTAGCAGATGATTACGCTATTGAGTTTGCGAATTACTATGAAGAAGTTTTGGCAAGTGGAGATTATAATTTAATTGACAAAGATAAAAAAGAACTATTAGAAATATTTAAAAAAGAAAAAGGATTATGAAATCAAAAGAAATAAGATACGAAGTTTTATTTAATAAAACAAAAAAAATGGTTATTAGTATAAATAAAAGAGATTTATTGCAAGATTATAAAGACTACGTTGATATTAGAAAACATATTGGATTACATAAAAGCGTTAATTTAAGAACTTATGTTTTAGGAAGAATACAAGATATAATCAAATCAACTTTTATACAATATTAATTATGAAGATTACAGAAATAATAGAAATATTAAGAAACGATAACACGTCTTACCTATGGGATTTACCAAAACCTAAATGGGAAGCAATAGACTATTATAATCTAAATCAAATTAAACAAGGTAACGATTACAAAAACAAAAAGAAAGTGCTTGACTTTGTAGAACTATCTGATAAGAGTTTAAAGATGCAGAAAGAACAACAACACAGAATGAAACCAATAAGAAGAAAGTCTGATGGTAAAATATTTAGCGGTATGATACAACTATGTAGGGAAACAGGTATTAATCGTTCTTCATTATCTTTAGCTTTGAATAACAGACCTAATGGATTGCAGAAATACAAAGATGAATATGAATTTATATCAAATCAAAATAATTAAAACAAATAAGATATGAGAAATACATCATTAAGCAACAATAAATCAATAAATTCTATTGGTTTTATAAAAGATGTTCCTGCAACAATTATTTACGATTATAGTACTAAATGTTTTGAACAACTTAAATACAAATAAGATATGACAGCAGTAGAATGGTTTGTTAATGAAATTAAAATAGCAAGAAAACTATGTGATGACCAAAGTATGGAAATGGATATTTGGCACACATTGGATATACTAATTGCTAAAGGAGAAAAAGCTAAAGAAATAGAAAAGCAACAAATTATTGATGCTTATAGCGAAGGAGATATTAATGGAATAATGGATAATAGAAAAATGGCAGAACAATACTACAACGAAACATTTAACAAGTAATAAATGGAACCACAAGAAAAAGCTAAACAAATATTAAATAAATTTTGGAATAAATTTGATCTATTTAATGAAGAAGCGAAAGTATGCGCTTTAGTATCAGTTGATGAGATAATAATTCAGTGGGAATATATAGATACTTATTTATCAGATTTAGGAGGAGAATTAAATCCTAACCTTAAGTATTGGTATAAAGTTAAAAAAGAATTAGAAAGTCTATGAAACCAATACATAAATTTAATAATGGCAATGGAGCTACATTGTGTCACTGTTGTAGTAAAATAATTTCAATTGGTTTTACTGATGATCTATATTGTAGTAAAAAATGTGAATCAAAACATAGAGCAAAAATATTAATGGCATTAAAAGGTTAAACAACTATAAGAAATAGTTATTATAATTTCAATAATGATATTAAATGATTATACTATGGAAGATAAAAGAAAATTCAACGGTGGTAATAAAAACGCAGGCAGAAAGCCTAAAGCAGAAGAGGTAGCTTTAATTGAGAAGTTAACTCCATTAGAACCATTAGCATTTGCAGCATTGGAAAAAGGATTAGAGAAGGGTGATTTTAAATTCACTCAATTGTTCTATAACTATTATGCAGGTAAACCAAGAGAAACAAAAGATGTAACTCTTACAACAGAGCAACCTATATTCAACTTAGAAGATTTAGGAGACATATAAGCAACGATAATGGAATTCATAGTAACTACAGCTTTAAAGAAGTTATTGCGTCTTAAAAAGCGTATAAAGGTTGTTAGAGGCGGTACATCTGCTTCCAAGACCTTTTCTATTTTGCCTATATTAATAGATAGAGCAATTAAGACACCAAATTTAGAGATTAGTGTAGTATCTGAATCTATACCGCATTTACGTAGAGGAGCTTTAAAAGACTTCTTAAAAATAATGATGGCATTGGGTAGGTATAACGATAATCAATTTAATAAGTCTACTCTAAAGTATGTATTTGGCAATGGTAGTTATATTGAATTCTTTTCAGTTGATCAACCTGATAAATTAAGAGGGGCGAGAAGGAATGTTCTATATGTGAATGAGTGTAACAATGTAGACTTCGATTCATATTATCAATTAGCTATTAGAACGAGTGGAGAGATATGGTTAGATTATAACCCATCAAGTTTATTTTGGGTAGATAAAGAAATAATATCTCAGGATGACGTAGATTTTATCACGTTAACATATTTGGATAATGAAGCATTACCTGAAACAATTGTAAAAGAAATTGAATCAGCTAAGGTTAAAGCATTGACTTCAGCTTATTGGGCAAATTGGTGGCAAGTATATGGGTTAGGATTAACAGGATCATTGGAAGGTGTGTGTATTCCTGATTGGCAAGAAATCAATTTACCAAACGAAGCACGTTTATTATGTTATGGTATGGACTGGGGTTATTCAAACGACCCAACAAGTTTAATTGCAATGTACAAATACAATGATGCTTATATATTTGATGAATTAATATATCAGAAAGGTTTATTGAATTCAGACATTAGTGATTTATTAAAAACAAATGGTGTTCAAGATATAATCTATGCTGATAGTGCTGAACCAAAATCAATAGCTGAATTAAATAGTTATGGTCACAATGTGTTACCTGTAAGCAAAGGCAGAGATAGTATCGTATATGGTTTGAATTTAATTAATCAAAACAAAGTTTATGTAACATCAAGAAGCAAGAATTTAATCAATGAATTGCGAAATTATATTTGGATGACAGATAAACAAGGTAATAAATTAAACAAACCTATTGATGCTTACAATCACGCTATAGATGCAATGCGTTACGCTATAACATCACAGTTAGAAAATACAAACAAAGGTACATATTACGTTTATTAATGACATACGCACAAATAATAGCTACAATACAATGCTACATTCACCACGTTAAAGGGATTGAAGTATCAATTAACCTACCGAGAAACATTGGTGAAATAAAAAAGATGCAGAAAATGTATTTAATTGCTGAAGAATATTTGAAAGTATAAATGTTAAAGTTTTGTTAAAATATTAACACGTTTAATTTTTGTGTTATATTTGCTATAACATTAAACAAATATAATTATGAAAACTACATTAGATTTTACAATTGAAGAACAAGATTTGAGAATTTTATTTTTAAAAATGCCACAATACAAATTATCACCACAAGGTTTTGAAGCATTTAAAAAAGAGTGCAAAGAAGGTTATGTATCTTATTTTAATAGAAATACAAATAATTTAACAAAGTATGGAGAACCAAAAACATATTCACAATGGATTAACGCTCAAATAATAGTTTTATAATTATGGAATACTACGACTATCAAAATGAATATCCTGAAAATGAATGCAGGTATTGTGGTGAAGCTTGTGAAAACGCATATTGCGATAAGCAATGTGAACGAGCAGATGAAGATTAGGTTTTAAATAAGTTGGTTAAAGAGGTGGTCAGAAATGGCTGCCTTTTTTGTTATATGCTATTACGTATAAAAATGCAACATAACGCATAATTATATGCACAAACGTATAGATGTATAGTTTTACCAACACTAAATGCTTTATAACGCATTAATGATTGTTATTACACACAAAACAAGCTATATTGTGTTAAATAACGGACACTTAATACAATAATGTAAAATATTTATTAATAAAGAAAAAACAACAATGAAGATAGAATTAACAATACCAACTTCACTATCAGAAATAAAGTTGGTGCAGTATCAAAAGTTTTTAGCTATTGCAAAAGACAATGAAGAAAGTGAATTCTTGCAGCAGAAAATGGTGCAATTGTTTTGTGGTATAGATTTAAAAGATGTGGCACAGATTAGATATAAAGATGTAGCTGAAATTACTGCTAACATTAACAATCTATTCAACAAAGAAAATAGGTTTATACAACGCTTTAAAATGGGTGGTGTAGAGTTTGGATTCATACCTAACCTTGATGAGATGTCTACAGGTGAATATATGGATTTGGATAATTACATTACTGATTGGGACACTATGCATAATGCAATGGCTGTATTGTATAGACCAATTACAAATAAGTTAGGAAACAAATACGAGATAGAACAATATCAAGGTTCTATTACATATGCTGATGTAATGAAACACGCACCATTGGATGTGGTTCTTGGTGCTATGGTTTTTTTTTACAATTTAGGGAACGACTTATTAAGCAGTACGATAAACTATTTGGAGGAGAATCCGGAGGTGCAGAATATTCTGAACAAGCACAATTTGGAAAACGTTGGGGATGGTATTCAAGTATCTATGCTCTTGCTCAAGGAAACGTTAGAAGATTTGATGAAGTTTCCAAGTTACCCGTACACCAAAGTTTAACTTGGTTGACTTTTGAAAAAGAAAAGACTGATATAGAAATGAAATTAATAAATAAAAATAAGTAATGAAAGGATTTTACCAAATAAGCCAAGCAATCAAAGACCAATTAGATGCTGATGCTTTTGTAAATACTGTTACCATTGGTGATATATTCAAAGTAGACTTGAACAAGCAGACTATATTCCCTTTGTCACATATAATGATTAATTCAGCAGCTTATAACGGAAGTACTTTTAACTATAGTATTTCTGTTTTATGTATGGATATTGTAGATGAATCTAAAGAAGAAGTAGAAGATATATTTGTAGGTAATGACAACGAGCAGGATGTGTTAAATACACAACAAATGGTTGCAACAAGATTACTTGAAATGTTAAGGCGTGGTGATTTATTTGATGATGGTTACCAACTGCAGGATGGTGCAAGTATAGAATACTTTGTAGACAGATTTGAAAATAAGATTGCAGGAGTAACTGTTACTATGAATGTGATCGCACAAAATGATATGACTATTTGCTAATATGGCACAAGAATTAAAAGAAGTTCAACAAGTATTAAAACGCTTTAAAGATTACGTTATACAACAGAGTAGAAGCAATCTATCTAAAGGCGGTAAGAACGTTTCTAAGGAGCTATATAATAGTTTGAAGGGTGAAATACTAACTGAAGATGATTATTCAATTGTGGGCTTCTCTATGGCTGAATATGGGGCTTACCAAGATCAAGGGGTTCGTGGTAAATCAAGTTCATTAAAAGCGCCTAAAAGTCCATTTAGATTCGGATCAGGTACAGGTAAAAAAGGTGGTTTAACTAATAGCATATTAAAATGGGTACAAGCGAAAGGTTTTCAGTTCCGAAACAAAGAGAATGGGAAATTTATGAGTTACAAGCAGACAGGGTATCTTATATCTCGAAGTATTTTTCACAAAGGAATTAAACCAAGTTTATTTTTTACAAAACCTTTTGAAGCAGGATATAAGAAATACATAGACACTGATTTAATGAAGGCATTCGGTCAAGATGTAGAAACAATGGTAGATTATAATTTAAAAGATATAAAATAAAATGATA